TGACTTAGGTCAAAGCAGATTACCACTTACATTCAAAGCCGAAGATTCTTCTGTAGAAGATAGACTAATCAAAGCAATGGAGAACCTACAGATTAGAGATGCTAGGCTTGATGATAGTGTTCGTAAATTATTACCACAACAGAAGTTAAGTATCTATAGTGAAGATGATATAGCATATATGGCTAGTAAAACTCAAATCACAAAGACAGATGTAAAAGCGATTTTACTTTCTAAGGGTGATTGGAACAGAATATCTAAAACATTCAAAATAGACGAAAGTATCATCAAAGCCGTTAAAGTGGCATTTATGGGGGGATTGTGATAAGTAAAGTTCTGATTCTTAAACAAGGAGAAGCACCTCCTCCCCCTTCTGGCGGGTCATCTTCAGGAATGGGAGATTTACTTAGTTCTCTGGCTGGTCAATATTTTGGTGGTAGAAGGGTTGCAGATATAAGAGAAAGAATAAAAGATAGAGCCACACCAGAAGAAATAGAAAGATTTGAACGTAGACAAAGACAGGCTAATAAGTTCGCTACGGGCGTAGGTGTTTTAGCGGGTATTGACTCTTTTGGAAGAAATTTGGCAGAAGGAAAGTTTAGACCACTTTCTGCTATAAATACTGGTATGGGCGCAGGAATTACCGTAGGAAGCCTCGCTGCTCCCGGAATGGCTGAACTTGAAAGAAAAAGAATTGGAAGAAGAATTCAAAGTGAGCCTGTTAGGGTTACTAGACCAGCAACACAAGCAGAAACAAAAAGATATAATTTACAGGGAGGTCAACAAACTTTTGATATGTCTACTACAGGTGGGTTACCAGATTTAACACCGGAAATAAAAGAGCCTAAAAGAACCATGCCGGAAGAGAAAGTAAAAGTGTTGGCACCTAATATCGCTTCCCCTACTCCTCAGTCTAATCTTAATGAGTTTACAGAAAAAGATATGGTAAAAATCATAAATCAAGATGATGCTGAAGATGCAAGAGAAGAAAAAAGATTGAATGCTAAAAATTTAGACGGTTCTAATCAAATGCAAGGAAATGTGTGATATCCATGATTGACGATAAGGGTCAAGACATGCAAGATTTCATCATGCAGATGGATAGAGAAATGAGTAAAAAATCATTTCAGTATTTTTTTACAGAGATTTTAAAATTTGATTTAAATTGGCATCACGAACAATGGGAGAAGGGTCTTGCTGGAAGTAGATATTATTGTGTAAAAGCGTCAAGAGACCACGGTAAATCTGTTTTCTTTATGAGTTATGCATTATGGTTAGCAGCATTTAATCCTAATACACACATTATGATTTTCTCACACTCTTTAGAACAGACTCTTGAACATATGAGATTTATTAGAAATAACATAGATATGGCTGAATGCTTAAGAGATTTGAAACCTCAAGGAAAACCTTGGGCTAAATCTTACTTCGAGTTTACAAATGGTAGCCGTATTATGGCTAAATCGGTTGGTGGGGCAACTCGTGGTTTCCACCCTGATGTTGTTGTTTGTGACGATATTCTTTGGGGTACTAGTTCTGGAGAACTAGCAAGAACTGCTGACTGGTTTTATGGTGTTCTTTTACCAGTTCTTCACCACAGTTCTCGTTTGATGATGGTAGGTACACCTTTCAGTTACAACGATTTGTATGCAGAATTGGAAAAGAAAGACACTTTTACTGTAGAAACATATCCAGCGATAAATCAAGAAGGTGAAGCGTTATGGCCGGGAAGATGGAATCTTGAGGCATTAGAAGAAAGACGACTTTCTATGCCAGCGATACAGTTTTCTCGTGAATACCTATGTGAACCTATTCATGACGTTGCAAGTATGTTTCCTAATGATATACTTGAAAAAGCCAGAGACCCTGAACTTATTTTAATCCCAAGAGCAGATACTGCTTACAATGAAGAAGGTGAACCTGATGGAATTTACGGGCAGCATTTCTTTGGTTGGGACCCAGCAATTTCTTCTGATAAAAATGCCGACTATACTGCTATGGTAGGACTTAGAATAAAACCAGATAATGGTGGTGTAAAAGAAATAGTACATGCAGTACATCAAAAAGGACTTTCTAGCATGAATCAGAAAAGACAAATTATATCTATAAATAATAAGTTTATGCCAGAGTTAATTGAATTAGAAGGTAATAATTTTCAAAGAATGTTGGCTACTGAGTTAAAAGAAATGGCATCTGATATACCTGTCAAGACTTTTATGACAACAAAACAAAAGAAAGAGACAATATTTATGTCATTGTTGTTAGCATTTGAACAGGGACAAATAAAAACTCCATACGGGAATGAAGAGTCTCGTAAGTTTACTCACACTCTTGAACAAGAGTTAAACAGATTTGGTATGCAGAAAAATGGTAGGTTAGAATCTGTAGGAGTTCATGACGACTTAGCAATGGGTTTGGCTCTTGCTAATTTTGCAACTAAAGAGTTCAAAGGAAGTGTTGTCCTTCTTGATGATATTTTACCCGGCTTTGATGATTGGCATGCCGGTAGAAAACATCGTAATAGTGGTTGGATGATACCATAGAGTTGAAAAAGGAAATAAGATACGAAGGGGAGTGATGTGGATGAATACAACATACATGGTGGAAGAAAACGAAAATACTTCCAGATGGTATAGAATAGATAATTAAGGGTCATTTAAGGGGTCAAAAATATGTGGTCAAGTGCGATTCTGAAAGACTCTTTTATTTTGAAAGAAGATATGTTAGAATCTACTGGTGAACCTTTACAAATTAAGAAGTTTTTTTCAAATACAGGAGAAGGATGGTTTGAAAGCCACCTTGGTATTACTGCTAATGAGTTTGTTTCGAGACTTAGAAAAATGAGAAGAGTCAATAAAAGTGTGAAAAATGAAATTGATGATATAATAAAAGATGTCAGACAATTAAAAAAGTTAGAAGTGGAGACTACACTATCGCAAATACCTTGGGCTGAGAATAGATATGATACACTTAGAGGATTAGGCTTATCAGATAGAGATTTAAAATCACTTAGAAGATTTTCAGATTCAAGAAAAACTGGATTGATAAACGCTTGTCAATTATGGGAGGAGGCTGATAATTCTTTGAAAGCCCTTGATGAGTATCAAGACGTTTGGGGTCAACAAGAAAGCCAAGCGTGGGCTAATGCTATGCAGCATAAAAAAGATGCAAGAAAAATGTGGAAAACTAGTTTACATCAAATAGACAAACTAAACACAAAAGATAGAGAAACTATAGAAAAAGCCAGTTTGGTTTTAGCAGAAAGAGGACCTATGAGTAGTAGGGCCATTTTTGAACATTTAAGTGAAAATAATATTCTTCATAAAAGTATGACTAGTAACAAGTTATCAAAATTAATTTCTATGTATGGTGAAGAGTTAGATATTACCGCAGGGGCTTCTAGAGGCACTTTTGTAAAAATGGATAAGAATGGTTTGATTCTAAAAGACCCTTTTGCTTATGCTGCTGGATTTTTAGACGCTGATGGGTATATTACAATTACAAGTAGAGGAGAGGCTAGAGCAGGTTTTGTTGCTACAGGAGATAGAGGAAGAGCACATTGTGAGCAATTACATAAAACACTTGAGTGTGGAGTTTTACAATTAGACCAAAAAATACACAAAAACTCCACAAGAAGTCAACATAGATTACAATTTTATTCAAAAGGGGATGTCGAAAAATTACTCAAAATGATTCTTCCACATCTTCAAATGAAAGATATACAAGCAAAGGCGGTTTTGCAATATCTCCAAGAGGAGGACCCTCTTCGTAAGACCGAGTTGTTACGAGTGGTGAGGTACAATAATTGGAAAGATGACGCTACAAAAGCCGAATCTTTACTTTCTCAATGGGAATGTTCAACTGATGATATAGCAAAGTGGGCGGAGGGAATATAATGGCCGATGATGAGAGTAGAGTAAGTAGATTCATCAATGCTCTTTCTAGTCCGTTTAGGAGGAGAACCACACCTCAACCTCAAATGCCAATGTTGACTACTGGTATTCAAGAGCCAGTATTAGCACAAGGAATTACTCTCCCTGCTCTTTATGCTGTTTCTCGTGAGAATTTAATTCTTAGAACGGTATTAGCGAAATTAAAACAAGAAATATTTCGAAGAGGGTATTACTTTGAAAAGAAGTTTGAGACTAAATGTATAGATTGTGGTGAAGAATATCATCATTCAGTAGAATCTTGTAAAGCCTGTGGGGGAGAGGTTAGAACTCCTGATGTTGATGAGGCCGTATACCCACGTTGGTTATTGAGACAAGAAAACTCTATGGAACAATCTTTTATGCATATTTTACAAGAGATAGAAGATGACTTGAATATTGTTGATGATGCTTTCTTAATTTTAGTAAAAGAATACTTTGTAGACCCAGACACCGGAAAAATACAATTTTATAGAGTAAAAGAAATCATAAGGGGTGACCCTATTTTTATGAGAATAGTAGCAGATAAAAGAGGTGTAAGAGGTGGTAGATACAAGGTTTGTGCTATTCATAGAGACCAAATTAATTATCCCGGTCAAGACGACGCTTGTCCAGTATGTGGTTCTAAAATGGAAGATGCTCATTACATAAATATGGCTGGCTCTGGAAAAAATCAATATTATCTAAAAGGTGAAGTCATACATATTTCAAAATATAATCCAAGTAAATTATACGGTAAATCTCCAGTTAATACTATGTGGAGACAAGCAATGTCTCTAACTGCTATGGATAATTACATCTATACTGCTTATCAGAAAAGAAGAATACCGAAGGGTATTATTTCTGTTACTACAGATAATCTAGAATCTATGAAATCATTTTGGAAATCTGTTGATGAAAAAATGGAAAGAGACCCTCATTATGTTCCTAAAGTTGGTATTGAAAGTTCCACTGGAAGAGGGGGTGTGAATTGGGTTAAGTTCATGGACACTCTTGAAGAGATGCAATATATGGCTGTAAGAGATGAAATTAGAAATCGTATTGCTGCTTACTATGGAGTTTCATCAGTATTTATGATTGACAATGGGAAATCTGGGGGATTAAATAACGAAGGTATGCAAATCTTAGTTACAAATCGGGCTGTAGAATTTGGACAAAAAGTATACACTGAAGTTTTATTCCCAAGAATGTTAAGGGAAATGAATGTATATGATTGGAAATTATCTCTTTATCCTAATGAGGAAGAGGATGAGATTACAAGATTGAGAAGAGATGAGATGGAAGCCAATCTTGCACAAAGAATGATGATGTTAGGATATCAACCTGAATTGTTAGAAGAAGGAAAGAGAGATATTAGATTTGTCTATAAAAAATTAGAAACTGGTCAACAACCCGGTGCTGCACCCCCTGCTGGTGGAGCACCCCCTGCTGGTGTGCCTCCCGGAGTAATGCAACAGGTGGGTGGTGGTATGCCACCGGGTATTGTTAATCCGGGCGGTGAAGGTATTGGTATGAGAAATAGAGGACCAGCAAGACCTGAACAAAGAACTTCAATGGGTGCTGGTTCACCTTTCTCTAATGTACAACAAAGGGGCTTACAACAAAGACCTGTTGAAAGAGCACAAAGAGGGATTTCAGAGGCAAATCGGCCTCGTGGAGCATAAGAGTAATTAAACAGGTATATCTACGGAGCGAGTGAGTAACATGAACCTAACCAAGATGGACTCCTTTGCAAGAAAGATGAATTTACACGCGAAAGCCTTTTCTGAGGCTTTAGATTTAGGAGATGCTGAGTTAGCAAAATCACATCTTCAAGAAGTTTTGAAAGTTAGTAATTTCTTAAATGATGACTTGCATTACGCTATACAAAAGTCTGCTGAAGAAAAACAAGTTAATGAGTTTGCAAACGGAGTTCCTGTAATGAAGTTTAATGAAAGAGGAACTAATTTTGATACTTCTCAAAGGGATAGAGTTCTCAAAGGTACAGTTATTCCTGCTAGAACTAATTACCAAATGAGAAAACACTCTGGTACTTTCGGTGGCTGGCAAAAGTAGGTGTGTTAAATGTCAGAAGAATCCACTGAAGAGCGATTGGTTAACGCTCTTATTTCCAAAATGGAATCTATGGAGTCCGACATAAACGCAGTAAGAAGAGAAAATGAATTATTAAAAAAGATGATGAGTGACCCTTCTTCTCTTCTTAAAAAATCAGGTTTTGTCCGTATATCTACTCCTCTTAGTGAAGATGTAGAAGGAGATGCTTTTAGGGGAGAAGAGGCTATAAATATACAAAAATCAGAAAGTCAATTAGACTCATACACAAATGAGCAGATTCATGAAATGAGTTGGGAAGAGATTCATGACATGGCTGATAATGTAAAAACACCAATGGAGTTGTATTAAGATGGTAAGACCAAGATATAGTGAAGTAGACAATGAAGCCCTTGAACTTTTGAATAAGGCTCAAAAATTATTGAAGAAAGCAGAAAAACTACAGATGGTAGAGCATGATGGTAAGAAAGTGCCTCACTTTGCTGCTGATGGTGTGGGTGACAAAGATGCCAAGAAGAAAGCGAGTATGGCTGAGAAGGATAAATACTGCATGAAGAACTTCGGTAAGAAATACTCTGAGTGTTCTGACAAACAAAAAGCACAGTGTGACAAGGCTCATGGTAAAGTTGAGAAGGGAGAAATATGCCCTTCCTGCGGTATGAAGAAATCTGGTTGCTTAAATAAAATGGGTTGCGGTATGAAAAAGTATGGTGAAATGAAAAAAGCAAGTCCTAATTTTATTACAACTTTTTCTACTGAACCTCAAGATGTTACTTTCGTAGCGGAATCCGGTGGACAAACTAGAAACGCATATTACACTTCAAATCAACATTTATTAGATTCAGAAGATGTTGCTAATAAAGGGGCTACAAGTTATGCTTACAACTTAGATACTTTATCCCCTACAGTCAATACACATGATAGACCTCTTGAGTCTCATGAAATAACAAGCGGTGGAGAGTCTAAGACCAACGAGTGAAAAAGGTGGTTTTAGTGTGCAAGAAGATGCTGCTGATATTTTCATAAGAGCAAGAGACGATTTAGTAAACGCAGTATCTGTTTTAGATGAAGATATTTCAACTTATGTTGAAGAGTATATTTTTGCTAAATCTAATCTTGATGCAAATGGATTTGATTTGAATCCTACTTGGAAAGAAGAAGTTTGTGATTTATTAATTAAAGAAAAAAGAAAGAAAAGAATACTATCTAGGGAAGAAAAGGCATTACTAAGATTAGATAAAAGGGGACACAATAGTGTAGATGACCCATTTAAAAATAGGATAAAATCTAGAATTGAAGAACACACCGAAGAACATATCCCACATACAGCAGCAAGGGGACATGGTGCTCAATTAGATGTCGAAAGAGACCCAAATAGTATTTATCCCAATGCTCATCCTTTTGATAGAGACCATAATCCCCTTCATAGAATTGAACCTTCTTCTGGTTTACCGATGCGTTTTCATATATTAGCAAAAAAATTTTTACCAGCAAAAGAAGGTGAAAAATCAATTGCTGAGAAAATAAAAAATTATGAAATAGCAGTTGAAGATTATCTAACTAAAACAGGTAATCACGCTATTTCAAAAAATGTTAAAGGTGGGTATAGTTTTCTTGGTCCTTTGTACACAGGTAAAGGCGCTAATACATTAAGTCATGAAGTTGATGCGTACAATAGGGATTTTGAACGTTGGAAAGAAAATAACGATGATGGTTCTAGTGATTTTCAGTTAAGACAAAAACATTTTTCTGATAGATTAAAATCTTGGGAAAATAGAGAGCACAAACCTGAGTATGAAGAAGGCTCAGACCCCACATTAGCAGAATATTATGGAACGGGTGTAGGTGATTTAGAAAATCCAAAAGATATGGCTCATCCAGAATATCTTTCAGATTTAGCATTTAAATTAGGTTTAGAGTGGTATTCACCAGAAGAAAGGACTAAGATTTTTGAACATCTTCATGATAAAAATAAAGGTAGTGATTCTAATAGACAATTATTAAAATTTGATGATGGTTTTGAATTACCTATGGGTAGACTAAAAAGAACCTTAAGAACTAGAAGTGCGAATGCAAAAACATTTACTTCTAATGAGCCACACTTAGGTGGTGACAATAATATAACTCCTAGATTAATGGCTAATTTACCTGAAACTGATAAAGATAAATTTGCTTTTGATTCTGCTTTTAGAGCAGCAAAAGTGCCTGTAGATAAAGATGGAAAAATTATTGGAGATATAACTTATGAAAAAACAAGTGAAAACCAAACACTAAAACCCCTATCTGAGATTGCTTTGGAAAATTTACATGACGCTATGGGGCATGATATTGATGAAGATGGTTGGATATTCCAAGCGTTTCCTAATATGAGTAAGAAAAGATTACTAAAATTAAAAAGAGAATCTGGTGACGATTTTAAAAAAGCCCTAGCAAAAGAAAGTAAGAGTGCTAAAAATATGATTCCTGAAAGAAATATTTTACACGCTTTGGGTTTTGATTCAGATGGAAATGAGATGGAAGAACATGAAGTTTATGACAACTTTTCTGGTCCTTTAATAGATAATAAAATGTTAAAAGAATTAATGAGAAAGAAAAAAGACTTTTTAGGATTAGAGACAAAACACAACCAATTAACAGATGCTTACAATCTTTATGGGAGTAATAAATCTCATGATGAGTTTACTTCGCCAGAAATAAGAAAAGCCTTAGAAGATTTAGGAGGTATCACCCCTGCATCTCTATTTGCTCCCGCTTATATGGGTGCGGCTTTAGGAATGGATTTCCACACATTGTTCAGGTCATTACATTATCCAATAGCGGATAAGGAAGGAAACTCTATTCTGGGTTCAACAAGAGGAGACCACAAAATTCCTAATCAAAATCAAGGTTTGTTTGGACATTTAATCTTACCAAGACCAGAAGAAAGTAAGATTAGTTCTCATGCTTTACAACATAACAAAGGCTTAATTAAAAAAGTTGGAGGTTTTGGTAATATTATAAATGCTGATAGAAATCATTCTACTCATCCTCTAATTTCTAGTATATTACATGGCCGAACTGCTGAAGAAAATAAGGAAAAATTTGGGAGACAGAACAGACTTTCTGACATAGCGCCATTTTTAACATCCACAAATCCTAATTCCGATAACCCTTATGGATTAGAAAGGGGAATGGGAATTGAAAGAATAGTTGATGATGATGTTGTAACAGATATAAGCGATACACTAGAAAACTCTTTTCAAGAAATAGGTATGAAAGATAAAAAAGCATCTAGAAATGCCCTTTTTTATGCTAAAAAATTACAACTAAGAAAAGGTACAGATATTTTTAATTATCAAGTTGGTGATGAAATTTCTGCTAAATTATTTGAAAATTTTTCTCATGGGAATAGACTTAATGATAAATTAAATGGTGATACCCGTATTATTTCGGAAATGGCTAAACATTTAATTCAGTATTACCCTGATGGTTTCTTAGACCCAAGTAATCCAGCAATTAGAGAGAATGTTGCAAGATTATTTGCTGATGCGAATACAGCCTTGAAAGTATTACCACCTAAGTATTATGAAGAATTAGGTATACCTCACCCTACTACTATAGATTGGGGATTTTCTAAAGAAGAAATGCCTTTAGATTCTAAACTACATGGTCTTGCTAGTTTCATAAAACAGGCTGGTATTCCAGTACATAGCAAAACTGATGCAAAAGAAGTAGCAGAACAGTTAGGATTCCCTTTAGATGAAGAACATTTAGCCCATATCAAAAAAACTTTAGGTACAATTCCTGAAGGTGAAGGAAGATTTTTGATGTCTAATAAACAAATATTATCTAATTTATTCAATGAAGAATATGATAGAGATATAGATGAACACCTCTTTGAAGAATCAGGTCATGGAACTAAAGACATAAAAACTAGAATTTCTAATCTTAGAAAATATATGAATAGTGAAAAATATTCTGAGGAAGATAAATTAAGATTTAAAACTGAAATGGAGAGGTTGGAGCCTTTAAGAAATACAGAAAAAGAATTTAATTCTCTCTCTGGATTATTAAATAATATAGAGGAAAGACATACTAGAAATCCTGAATTAACTAAAAAGAGTCTTTCTCGTAATTTAGAAAAAATAGGTATAGAACATGACTCAGCAAATTTTGAGGATATGCAAAAGGCTTTAGATAATCATGTGAATGAATTACATGCCGAGTTAATTGGTGACATACCTGATACTAACTCAGTTCATAGTAGAAGTGCTTTAATTAAAAATTTATTTGGACAAAAAGAACACGCACAGGCTTTAGGTATTTCATATCTAGAAGGTGATACTGTTGATGAGTACCACAAACAAAGTGGGGTAACGGAACAAAATACACCTTTTGCCACAAGTAAAAGAAGTAGACCGTATGGTTTGAAAATTACAAGGGGGTCTCAATCTACTACACCTAAAATGCACCCTCATAGTGAGGCTACGCACAATCTAAGAGGTTTAGTTTTACATGATGGTTCAGATACACCTTTGGACACAAAAGTTTCTACTGAAAAAATAGATTGGTTTAATCAACCAGTTTCACATGACGGTAGCGGTCCTACTGTAACTAATATCTTTGGGGAGTGTTTCAAAACAGGATTAGAAATGAAACCAGAAGGGGCTTTATCTTTTGAAGGTGGTAAACCTACTTTTTATCCTACAAATCATACACAAAGATTAACTGAACCTGCTCCACAACATTTGAATGTGGCATTTGGTAACGAGATGAGTAGTCAGATTCAAAACGCTGAAACTAGACCTTTAGAAAATGAGCAATCTCATGTAGATACAATACCTCAAGGTTTTGGTGATGTGCAACCTATGATATCTGACCCCTTAAATCAATTCCATAAGGATGCAGGAGTTTATGCTAACTCATTATTGAATCCTGATGGATTATTAATTAAAGGAGATAAAGAGCCGGGTTGGGTTCCACCAATTAGACCAATGCATAGAATATTCAAGTTTAAACAATTAGAAGAACTTAGAGGTTTTACTGGTGGTTGGTGTGTTTCAAAATGGTATGATGGGAAGAGATTAGTCATCACTAAGAAAAACAAGAGAGTTACAGCGTATTATGAAGATGGTAGTAGAGGTGCAGTTCCTGATTGGGTGAAAACAGGTATCAAAAAATTAGGAGAAAAAGATGCAACATTTGATGCTATACTATCCAAGAAGAACCTACACGTAATTGACATCATGCATTATGATGGTACAGATATTATGGATATGACTGTTAGGGAGAGATTCAAAGTTTTAAGAGGACAATTTGATAGCCATGAAGAAGTGATAATTTGTGGACCACATGACACTCGATTTACAGATGATGAAGGATTGAAAGATGCAGTAGATAGTTTGAGTAAAGAACATTCTACACTTTTATTGAGAGATAATAAATCTACTTACATGAGAGGAGAAAAGAGACATCCTAAGTGGGTTTTATTGCGTAAGAATAGAGATTTAAATCTGATTGTTTTAGATAGAAGAGGTGAAGCACCTGAGTTTATTTACAGATTAGGTGCTGGTCCAGTAATTGACAAAGAAGGATTTGGGGATAGGGCTGTTCCTTTCAAAGACCAAGTTTACGTTGATGTAGCAACAATTACTAGTCCTAAACCGTTTGAAGAAGGTGATATTGTTAGGGCTAGATTCACTGGTGTAGAAAAGAATGAAAACTATGAAAGAGATGTGTATAATGTTCAATTAAGTAAATTAGTTGGTGAAGGAGAGGGTGAAGGAAGTGCCAGTTTAGAAACACTATCGTTACTAGCAAAGGCTTTCCCTCCTATTCATTTACCACACGATATAGATATAATTGATAGAAACGTAATTATCTCTTTACCTAATGATGATAGTGTTATCTATAAATTAGAAAAATCTTCTTTAGGATATTGGGTTCATTCCCCCACTACTTCTCTTTCAGATATGGGGTTAGGTGAATATAGTATAGAGTTGTCTGAAAGCCTTAAGCCGTTTTGGGGACAAGTTGCTAGTTTGATGTTGAAAGGAAAAGTGACTAAACTTCCTGCCGAAGATAAAAAAGTTAGAGAAGAAATACAAGAAGAAGAAAGTGCAGGTCTTGTAGATGCTGATGATAAGAACAGGTTGTTAAAACCTAATTTTGAAAAAGCCTTAGAAATTATAGAAAGAAGTTTAGATGTGTTAGATAAAGGACATTCAAACATGGCAGGAAGGGGTTTAGGTATTGATTTGGGGGAACCAAACGCCAGCCCAAGAGGACCAACTGTTTTACAAGATGAAAGTACTATGCCTGATTATGATATGAGAAGTAGACCTACTGAAGAACCAGAGAAACCTGAAGATTATCCTAAAGCGGAAAGGGACACTAAGAAAAAGAAGCCCTCCGCTTCATATAAATAGTATAACATTTGAATCTCCTTGAGTATGATGTCTGCTACAGTACGTTCTGAAGGCACTCAAGGCATCACTATTCTAAAAGGTGGAGACCTAGTTGTCGCTGGATATGCTAGTGTTGA